CTAATAAACCAGCAAACTTTACGCCATCAGCACATACACACCAATGGTCTAATATATCTAATGTACCCAGTGCAACAATAAATAATGCAGGTATTGTACAGCTATCTAATAGTACAAACGGCGTAAGACAAACGATTGCAGCTACTGAATTTGCTCTAAACGAAGTGAGAAAGTTGATAAACTCAAGTTCCAGGCGGGGCAGTATCACTGGTGTGTTAAATAGGCAATCACACAGGTATTTTTACCAAAGAAGGCACGGCACAAGTTCTACTGATGCTGTTTACTCAGATATTGATACTTTTACATTCCCTGATGGAAGGATTGTATATTTAGTACGCTTAGAAGGCATTAAGCCTGCTTTTTTTGATGTGAATACCACATCTGTGGGTGGTTCTGATCACACACCCGCAAAAATCATTAATTTACCCACAGCAATGCCTAATAAAATTATTTCAGCAATTCCACAAATTACGAGTTCTAGCTTGGGTAATACACTAAGCAGTTGTATTGTGGGTTGGGATTGGACTTATAATATTGACCCTATCAGCGGTAATACACGAAGTAAGTCACAAGTAAGAATTCAGTTTAGTGGTTATCAGGGCAATACTACTAATAACAAAATTGATCTTAGCATCATTGTAGAGGGGTACTAATATGCACTATATTAATTTGATTGACGATTCAGGCAGATTTGATTTTATTCATGGCGATTTTTTAAGTATGTATGCTGATATTTCTAGGTTTATTAAAATCACTGATGAAGACTATCAAACATACTTAGCATATAGCACATCGCCCGGTGAGCTTAAGTATGTTGAGGGTAAAATCACATACACACCACAGGATACAGATCATATCGCTTTAAAGAAAGCATGGCAAGCTTGGGTTTGGGAAGACATCAAACAAAAACGCCATACCAACACCCGTGGAGGCGTATATATCAAATCTGTGGGTAAATGGTTTCATAACGATGACAGCTCTCGCACGCAGTATCTCGCTCTGCAAGTCTTGCCAAAACTGCCTGATCACCTGATGTGGAAAACGATGGATAACGAATTTGTGCCAATGACCAAAGATTTGCTCAATGAGATCGCCATGACGATGCTAACAGAAGAACAAGCAGATTTCGCTAACGCTGAAAAACACAGACTAGCCATGCTTGAATCTGATAACCCACTTGAGTATGACTACTCAGACGGATGGAGTGCTATTTATGCATAGAAAAGTTTATTTAGCATTATATAAAGGGAGAGCTGACAAGTTCTCTTATCGTTTTTATGATGCAGTGACACGCTTTTTCACACGGGGTCAATACTCACATTGTGAGATTGCAGTACACATTCACAACAACATTTATCAATGCTATTCATCGTCAATTCGTGATGGCGGTGTGCGTCGCAAATCAATGATGCTCGATGACAAATGGGACTTAATCAAGCTGGATATTGATGAGTCGCAAATCAGACATTTTTACGATGCGACAAAAGGATCGGGCTATGATCTCTTAGGTGCTTTAGGTGTTGTTTTGGGATTACGGCAACATCCACACAAATACTTTTGTAGTGAGTGGTGCTTTGAAGCGATCACAAACAAGCAAGATGGCTGGCGATTTAGCCCGAATGATTTATACGCAATCCATTTTAACTCGACGACATTAATGTCGGTGACATACCCACAGCCCTTGTAAATCAAGGGCTTTTTTAGGAGCAAAAAAAAAATGAGCGAAAATGCCAAATTACTTTAGTGCTTGCCAATACAGCTATACTTATTGAAATTCATATTAAATACCGCCTTTGGCGGTATTTTGGTTTTGTATTTTATTGATGGAGCAATCTATGAACTATACAAATAGGCAAAACATTCCCCTACCATTAGCAGTATTTTTAGCAACAGATAATTATGATGGTTCTGATGATGTCATTAGTGCCACAACTTTATTAAAACCAATCAGACAGATCATCCTAAGCCAAAGGTTATCCTCATTAGATAGCTTTGTAGATATTGCTGATTTGGTTTCATCTCGTATGGGCAGTGCTATTCATACAGCCATTGAGCATGCTTGGCTTAATCCAAATGATGCACTTAAATCACTTGGCTTTAATGATAAAGTCATCTCTAAGATTAAGATTAATCCTGAACAAGCAAACCCATCAGATATTAATATCTACATGGAAAGACGCAGTAGTAAAACCATTAACGGTTATACCATTTCAGGTAAGTTTGATTTTGTTGCTGAAGGACAGGTACAAGACTTTAAATCTACTTCTGTTTACACCTACCTTAATCAAACCAAAACTGATGACTATAGACTACAGGGTTCTATTTATCGTTGGCTTAATCCTGATATCATCACCAAAGATTACATGACCATTCATTATATCTTTACGGATTTTAATAAAGCAGAGTCCTTTAGGAATAAAGATTATCCCCCCAATCGTATACACAGCCAAAAGATACCACTACTTTCACTAAATGAAACACATACTTGGATTACAGATAAAGTAAATCAAATAAAGCAGTATCAAAATACTGATGAAGCTGAACTGCCTTATTGCACTGCTAAAGACTTATGGCGTAAACCTACCCTATATAAATATTACAAAGACCCAAACAAAACAGACAGAAGTACCAAAAACTTTGATTCTATGTCTGAAGCCATTGCTTATATGACAACCAAGCATCGTGGCAAGGGTATTGTGAAAGAAGTCAAAGGACAAGTAGTTGCTTGTAGATACTGTCCTGCATTTCATTTATGTACCCAAAAAGACAGTTATATCAATAGCGGAGAATTAATTGTATGAAAATTAATGATTATTTAGAGATACACCAAGATGATTTACCTTGTCATTGCCGTGTAAGTAACATTTCAAAAGAGTATGCATCACAGCATGGTGAATCTTTACTTGTGACAGCTATCGTTGTTGAACCCATGTATAAGAATATTTATCCACACAATCAAGAATTAGCTGAGTATATGGAAGAAAACAAAGATACCTATATCCGCAGAGCTTTAGCAGATAACGGTAAATTATATGACTATGCTATTAAGGAGTAATTAATGAGTCCAGTCCATTTATTAGTTATGAGTTTAATTGGTTTAACTGTCTTTTTCTTTTTATTGCACTTAATCGTTAGTTATTTGGAAAATAGATAATGAGCATTTATATCAAAATTAACATACTGTGTGCCATAACTAGTTTTTGTTGTTTCTTTATCACATCAGATGTACTACTAAGTATTATTGTTTACAATATTTTACTAGGTTTATGTCTACTATATCGTTTGATTCGTTTAACTGCTAGGAGATGAAACCAATGAAACCAATAGAAGAAATGCACTATCACCCTACCAGTGAAAGACTTGTAGAGATATTACAGACCAAGACACAGAACAACAATCCTTTATTCTTTAGAGTGATTGTTGCTTATTATTTAGCTCTCATGGCTTCTCACATGCGTGTTAGTATCAAAGGTTGGACAGGTAAGAAAACCATACCAGTAAACCTATATGGTATTGCACTTAGCCCATCAGGCTCAGGCAAGGGACACAGTACAAGCCTTATGGAAAATGAAGTTATTAATACATTCAAGTCTGTATTCTTAGAGCATACTTTTCCTATTACAGCAGAACAGAATTGTGAAGCCATTGCAGCTAAACGAGCTACTCGTAATGGCACTGACATTGAAGATGAGCTACATAAATTAGCTAAAGCATTTCAAGAGCTGGGTGCATTGTTATTTAGTTTTGATAGTGCAACAGTACCTGCTATTAAGCAGATGAGACAAAAGCTATTAATGGCAAATGCAGGCTCATGTAACCTACAAGTAGATGAAATTGGTGCTAACTTCAGCGGTTCTATAGAAGCTCTAACAGCCTATTTAGAGCTATATGATAAAGGTTTAATCAAAGATAAATTGGTTAAATCCAGTGCAGAGAACACACGCTTTGAGCGTATTGAAGGTTATACACCTGCAAATGCGCTTTTGTTTGGTACGCCAACAAAACTACTAGATGGTGCTAGAACTGAAGCACAATTCTATGAAATGCTTGAGATGGGTTATGCACGAAGATGCTTTTTTGGTTATGTAGATAGAGTTTCTAAGCAGACTAAGCTATCTGTAGATGAAGTCATGGCTCAGCTATTTAATGAAGATGATGATGACTTCATTGAAGAACTCTCAGACAAGTTTGGTTTGTTAGCAGACTTATCATTAATCAATAAAACAATTAGCTTACCAACAGCATCTGTTGAGTTATTGATTGAGTATAAACTCAACTGTGAAAAAGCAAGCAGTGAGTTTAGTGAACTTGAAAGTATCAAGAAAGCAGAACTAGAACACCGTTATTTCAAAGTGATGAAACTAGCAGGTGTTTATGCATTTATTGATCAACAAGATGAAATCAGCCCACAGCATATTGAATATGCGATTAAACTGGCTGAAGATTCAGGTCAAGCATTTGTAAGGTTAATGACACCACAAAGACCTTATATCAAACTGGCTAATTATCTTGCCCAAACTAAAACACAAGTAACTTTGGCTGATTTAGATGAAGATTTACCATCATTTAGGGGTTCAAAAGCCCAAAAAGATGAGCAAATTATGATGGCGATTGCTTGGGGATATAAGAATAACATTGTCATTAAAAAGTCTTTTACAGATAGTATTTTATTTTTACATGCAGATACTATCCAAGAAACCAATTTAGATAATCTGATTGTCAGTTATACCAATAGTCCTGATATGACAAGTGATTATTTCAATGACACAGTTTCTATTGAAAACTTATCACAGTTAGTTCAAATGGCTGATTTTCATTGGCTTAGTCATCATGTGGAGCATGGTTACCGCAAAGAAGAAAATGCCAAAGAAGGTTTTAATCTCTTGGTTTTAGATGTAGATAGTGGTACTAAGCTTACAACTGCTATGATGCTATTGAAAAAATATACAGCAATTTATTATACAACCAAACGCCATCAAGAAAATGGTGAAGACAGATATCGTATTATTTTACCTTTGAACTACACACTTAAGTTAGACTCTAAAGAATACAAAGAGCTGTATAACAATGTCATTAATTCATTACCATTTGAAGTAGATGCTCAGTGTGGACAAAGAGCTAAGAAATGGCTGACAAATCCAAATGCACAAGTACATACTGTTGAAGGTGAATTATTTGATATTTTACCCTTCATTCCTAAGACCTCTAAGAATGAAGAAAGAGAAAAATTATTACAAGATCAAAGCCAAATGGATAACCTAGAAAGATGGGTTATTAATAATACTGGTGATGGTAACCGTAATAATATGCTATTGAGATTTGCAATGATATTGGTAGATGCTGGATTTAGTTTTGATAACATCAAGGATAAAGTCATCTCATTGAATAATAAGATGGCAGATAAACTTGATGAGATTGAGTTATATAACACCATCTTCCATAGTGTTGCTGCAAAGCTAACTTCAATAGCATAGCATCTTCCTACAGTATGGCTTTGCTGCCGTATTGTGGGTTTTCTTTTAATCACTGGAGTAATCATGACTCAAATTAATGATCATTTAGTCTTAGTCTGTGGTAAATCCACAATGGGTAAGACGACTTGTTTACGCACCCTTAGAAATCCTGAAGGTGTTATGTATCTTAACTGCGAAAATGGAAAGCGTCCCCCCTACCGTGAAGCCAATAAGTTTAAAATGTACACCATCACTGATCCGTTTCAAGTGCATGAAGCTTTTACTTATGCAGAAACTCAATCTGATGTTCATACTATTGTAATTGATAGTCTCACTTTCTTATTAACTATGGCAGAAAAGCAAATTGTCCATACAGCCAAAAATCCTCAACAAGCTTGGGGAAAATTTCAAAACTATATCACAGATTTAATGTTAGATTATGTAGCGAAATCCACAAAAAAGATTATCTTTACAGCCCATGTAGTGGATCAAATTAATGAGGCTGAAATGGTTAAAGAGACTTTTGTGCCTGTTAAGGGAGCTTTAAAAGCACAAGGTATAGAAAGCTTTTTTAATGTTATTATCTCAGTTAAGAAAATCAAAATTAATGACTTAGAAGGTATTAATACCCCTTTTTTAAATATCACAGACCATGAGCGTGAGTTGGGATATAAACATTGTATCCAAACGAGACTTACTAAAGATACTGTAACTGAGCGTTTAAGAGAGCCATTAGATATGTGGACTGAATCAGAAACATTCATTGATAGTGATATTCAAATTGTTCTTGATAGATTGGATGAATACTATGGATGACGCTATAAAACCATCCCCTTACGCTAGAGACCTTACAAACAATTTGGTTAAAGGAATCGTAGATGAGTATCATAGAAAGTACATTAACCCATGAGTTACTAACATCTTACCTAAAGTATAATAAAACCAAAGGAGAATTTACTTGGATTAAAAGACCCAATAAAAACATTCATCTACATACTCGTGCAGGTACAAAAAACTCTGCAGGTTATCGTGTTATTTCTTTATTTGGTAAGCGTTATCCTGAGCATAGATTAGCTTGGTTTTATGTACATGGTGAAATGCCCAAACATGAAATAGACCATATTAATCAAATTCGTGATGACAACAGAATTAGTAATTTAAGACAAGTTACACGTTCTGAAAACCAAAGAAATAAGACCCGTAAAGATAGTCGTGTAGATGAGATAGGTATTTGGTGGTGCAGACGCAGAAAGCGTTATATCGCTGAAATCTCTCTTAATGGAAAGAAAGTCTATCAAAAATCTTTTACAGACATTGATGAAGCCATCAGTGCTCGTAAAGCTAAAGCATTAGAGCTTGGCTTCCATGAGAATCATGGTAAGACCCAAGCTCAATATTAATTTAATCAACCAACCCAAAATGAGGAACTATTATGAGTTTTCTATCTAACCTAAGCTACCAAGACAACATCAATGACGACAAAGATACACTAGGTGGTAGCTTTACAGTCTTAGAATCAGGTGTTTATGATGCTACTGTCAAATATGCCTATCTATCGCAAGCAAAATCAGGTGCAGGTGCAGTAAACTTTGAATTTGATGTGGATGGTAAAACCATTAAAGAAACCATGTATGTAACTAACCGTGAAGGTAAAAATTACTATGAACGAAACGGTCAGCGTAACTATCTACCTTCATTTATTAATGCTGATGCGATTAGTTTATTTACTACCGGTAAATCTTTATTTGAGCAAAAAGAAGAAACCAAAGTTATTAACTTGTATAACTTTGATGTTAAAAAAGAAGTACCTACTGAAGTACCTATGCTAACTGGTATGATTGGTAAAACAGTCAAGCTCGGTATCCTAAAAGAAAAGGTATTTAAACAAGCCAAAGACAACTCAGGTAACTATGTAGACACTGATGAAACTCGTGAACAAAACAGCATCAATAAAGTGTTCTCAGCAAAAGACAACCGTACAGTTAATGAAGTCCGTGCAGAAATTGATTCTGCTCAATTCATTACTGATTGGCTTGAACGCTGGGAAGGTGAAGTATCAGATAAAACTGCTAATAAGAAACCTACTGCTTCTGCACCTGCTAAGAAAACTTCATCACTATTTGCATAAGGAATTAGCATGACTACACACACTATTTTAGAAACTGCACAAGATGTTATTGAATTGGTTACTGAATGGCATAAAAATAATCAATGGTTATTAAGCCAGCGTATTGCTCATACAGAGAACTTTGAGGTTGCTCAAGAGCTCCAAACGATTAAAGAGCTTTATAGCGAACTGCCTTTTGAGATTCTATTTATCAGTAAGGTGGATGAATGAGTAACCAACCAGTGACTATCATTGGCTTTGACCCCAGTTTACGCAACTGGGGTTATTGTATTGCTACCTTTGATGAAACCAATAAACAGTTAGAGTTTCATCAAGGTGGTGTACTACATTCTAAGCCAGACGATTTAGAGCGTCAGAATCTAAAAGACCTACAATCAGCGACTCAGTTATATAATCAACTTAAAGGTTTGGTTAATGAACACAAACCAAAATATTTAGTTGCTGAATTACCTGTAGGCAGTCAGTCATCAAGAGCTATGGTGTCTTATGCAACTTGTATCTGTTTATCTGCTGTATTGGCTTATGCTGATGGTTCTAATACCATTCCATTATTAACAGTAACGCCTAATCAAATCAAAACGACAGTCGCTAATAAACGAGATACAACCAAAGATGAAATCATTGATTGGGTATTTACACACTATCCTAATACCCAACACTGGCTTAAAGATGTACCTAAAACCAAGCAAGAACATATTTGTGATGCTATCGTAGCAACCCATATCGCCCTATTAGAAGGATAATATTATGAAAATTACTTTAGACCAAGCAGAACTAAACCAAGCAGTGATTGAATACTTAAACAATCAAGGGCTTACTCTTAATACTGATAAAGTTCATATTGAAATTACATCAGAAGGTGTAAAAATTGATACGAATAAACCAAATAGACAAGAGGCTAAAGACAGTGTACAAGAGCCTGTAAAGCCTAATAAACCCAATAATAAACCAAAAGGTAGTGATATACCAGCTAAACAAGAAAAGCCTGCTAAAGCGTTATTTAACGCATCAAATGACACAACAGATGACATCTTAGAAGATGATACGCCTACGATTCCTGAAAACCAGCAAGTAGAAAAGACACGCAAGCTATTTCAATAAGGTGAATTAGATTATGGATAAAGATAATCTAGTCTTTGCTATTACGGCTTGTGTAATAGTATTAATTTTGTTTGTATTCATGGGTTTTTTAATAAAGTATGACACTGTGAGAGAATGTATCAGGGTAAACCCTAATAATGCAGAAATCTGTGCACAACTTTAACATGAGTATAAAGAAAGTTACATTGACTATTTCAGTGGAAGACTACGAACCCTCTAGTAAAGCTTAAGTAAATAACTAAACCAAAAGCTACCTAGCTGGGTAGCTTTTTTAATGAGGATTTTAATATGACAGATTTAGAAATGATAGGTCAAGCCTATGTTGAGTGGTATCACTGCAATGATAAAATCCATACAGTATATGAAGAGCTTAAATCTCATATGGAAGACCCATCACCTACGATTACTGATTATACAGATGAGTCGTTTAAAAATACACTCTCCTCATTAAGTGAAAAAATGCTTAACTGTTTACATGAAGCTACTCAAGCTTATGATGAGCTAAACGGTTTAATGCTTAATTACCTGACTAAACAAATGAGTTAAAACTATGAACAATCAATTATTTAAAGCTGGTGATAAAGTTTATTATCCCCTTATATCAAATAAAATTCTAACACTACTAGAAGATGATGAAGACACTGTTAGTGTAAATTTGTGTGTAAGTAATTATACCATCTATAAGTCAAATGGCAAAAAATTTAAACAGCATTTGGTTCAAAGTATCTTTCATGCAACTCAGCTTAACTATGAGCTTTTAACGAATTTGTATCCACATATTCAGTTTGAAGAACCAAAACCAACGCCTGCTGCAATCGTTAAAAAGATGCTTAATGATGGCTATGCTTATGTTATCTGTGACATCGTACTGCCCAATGGTGTAGTTAAAGATATTATCAGAGGTTATGATGACAATTTACTCTTTGGTGAGTACGGTAACTACGACTATGATCAGGTAATACCTTTAGATATTTATACAGGTAAAATCATTGTAGATTATATAGACGGTAAGCCAGTACTGGAAGATGATTAAATGAATACACGAAAATTGATTAGTGAACTCAAAACCCACCATATGTATATTTCAGCCCTGGATACTAAGAAAAGTGAATCAGTGGCTGCTGGTATTGCTATTGCTATTGATATTATTAAAAAGCATACAGAAAATGAATGGATAGATACCTTGGAGGAGTTACCACCTACTGGTAAACCAGTGTTACTGGCAGTAGATCTTGGCAAAGATTCGCTTGTACCAGCCATAGGTCAGTTAATTGAATATGATGTAAACTTCGTTGATGAATATGTTGATTTCACTGAAACCTTAGAATGGTTAAATTCAGAAGGTGATAGCTTTGTTGCTGAATTTAATGATGTTAAGTATTGGCTTCCAATCCCTGAATTTCCTAAACATTAAACCAAGGAGTATTAATGTATTCTGTATTTAATCCCAACCCCAATGATGCTACCCAAGAGCCAATGTTCTTGGGTGAATCAGTGAATGTATCACGGTTTGATAAACAACGATACCCTATCTTTGAACAGCTTACAGAAAAACAAATCAGTTTCTTTTGGAGACCTGAGGAGATTGATGTATCTAAAGACCGTAGAGACTTTATTGAGCTACCTGAACATGAACAACATATCTTTGTATCTAATCTAAAATACCAAACACTACTAGATAGTGTACAAGGTCGTAGTCCTAATGTTGTATTATTACCTTTGGTTTCAGTACCTGAACTTGAAACTTGGATTGAAACATGGGCTTTTTTTGAAAGTATTCATGCTCGTAGTTATACGCACATTATCCGCAATATCTTTAATAATCCCAGTGAGATTTTAGATGATATTGTGATTAACCCTGAGATTATCAAAAGAGCTGAATCCATCTCAAAATACTATGATGAACTACATAGCTTATCTTTAGAGTATCAGCAAGGTAAGCGGGTAGATATGTATGAGCTAAGAAAACGCTTATATCTGTGCATTATGAGCGTCAATGTGCTTGAAGCTATCCGCTTTTATGTATCATTTGCCTGCTCATTTGCTTTTGCTGAACGAAAAGTGATGGAAGGTAATGCTAAGATTATCAAATTAATTGCAAGAGATGAAGCATTACATTTGAATGGTACACAACATATCCTAACTTTATTGGTAAAAGAACATGAAGATTATCAGACAATTACTCAAACATGTAAAGATGAGATTTACGATATATTTGAGTCTGCTTATGAACAAGAGCGAGCTTGGATTGACTATTTATTTAAAGATGGCTCTATGATTGGTTTAAATAAAGAGATATTGACTCAATATCTTCAGTATATTACCGATATTCGTATGAGTGCCATTGGCTTAGAGCCTGTTTTTAATACCAAAAACCCAATCCCTTGGATTAATAATTGGTTATCTTCTGATAATGTCCAAGTAGCCCCACAAGAAACAGAGATTACATCTTATGTTGTAGGTCAGATTGATTCTGATTTGAGTGATTTAGATTTTAATAATGTACAGCTATAATAAGTTACCCCCTAATAAGGGGGTAACTTTTAATTAAAGTAACTGGCTAATTCATCAACAGTAGGGTTATAGTAAACATTTACTAAGGTTTTAATATCCTTATGTCCTGTAATTTTAGCCAGCTTTTCTACAGGGATATTTAAATCCCTAACCATCCTTGATATGGCTTCATGTCTTGTATCATGAAAATGTAAATCTTTAATCCATAATTGCTGTCGCATTCTTCTCCATATCAAATTAAAATTATCTAAGCGAATACAAAATAACCTGTCTGTTAATGGGGTAACTTGTTTTAGCATTTGTCTTGCTGTTGTATTTAAGATCACATTCCTAGCCATACCATTTTTACTATGACTAATATGCACATAGTTTTCATGGATATGGTCTTTAGTAAGTGCTAATATCTCTCCCCTACGCATGGCTGTTTGCAGGGCAAATAAGAAACACCAACCCACTTGTTTTCTACAAGTATCAGGAACATCCCCTAAAGTATAACCTGTCCATTGTAGTATTTTGGCTTCTTCTTCAAGGGTAATTCTTCTATCCCTAGAAGCTGGTTTACTGGGTCGTTTGACTTTATTCATTGGATTGGTTTCAAAAATATATAACTCATTAATTGCATAATTAAATACACAATTTAAAAAAGATAATTCAAGTAATACAGAACCTTGAGATACCTGTAATAAGCGTCTGTCCCTGTATGCAGATAATTGTTTGGGGGTAATTTGTGTAATTGCAGTTGTAACCAAATCAGGGTGCTGTTTCACCATAATATTAATAATACTCTCAGCTCTTTTACCGTTTTTACGCAAGCTTAGTACTTTATTTCTGTATATATCAATCACTTCTAATAAACTCAGGTTACTTTGTTCATTAAAATAAAGCAGTTCTTGGCACAGTGTATTAAACCAGTCTATACATTCTTGTTCTGATGATTTCGTTGCTGAGTATCTTTTACCATGTATCATGGTTTGGATACGATACCTACAACCCACCTGACTAATCTTAGGGATATTTTTAAGTACCATTTAGGGTAATCCTAGGGTAATTGACATAAAATAATTACCCTAAATTACTCTGCTCCCACACTTGCCATCAAATCAGCATGATGTTCACGCAATAAGCTGTCTAAAAGCTCAGTCAAATCCCCTTCCATGATGGCATCAAGCTTATATAAAGTTAGGTTAATGCGGTGA